CTCCATTAATACTGACTAATAAATTGTTGGCACTTTCTGGAGAATAGTTAGCTGAATTAAGTTTTAATGTGTAGTTAGCAGTTGCACTAGCAGTTAAGCTATCTAACTCTATAAACCTACCTTGCGTTGCTTGATTACCGATCATTGGCATGGTTTACTCCTTTGGATATTTATCTTTAACTTTTTTGATTGTTGCTTTCCAACCATCTATGCCATTATGGTAAAGGTCATCTAATTGGTCTGCTATTTTTGGGTACTCTGTTGCTCTATCTCTTTGATATTTAGCATTATCGTAAGCAGTTTTTAATTGTGTTTGCTTAGCAAGTATATCTGCTTTAGCTATGATTGTTGTGTTTTCTAACCATATTATTTTATCAATATTATCTTCATCTATAGACATTACTGCTTTTGGATTAATTGCTCGTATTGAATTAAATATACTAGTCATGCTATGCTCCTATCTCTAAAACTTCTATGTGTGAAGTATAGTTTCCACCTTTGTTGACCAAAACTTCAGATTCTGCATACAAACACCTAGTCTGTGCTTTAATTGTCCTTGCATTAGTGTTTCCAGAAGCAACGTAATTTGAAAAAACATGAGGTAATTGCAAAATTGCTGTTCCACTACCTGCTTTTTTTCTATATTGTTCTTGATATGTTGCTTCTACAACCGATCCATTATGTAGCATTTGAAATGCTCCACCAACATCTTCTGAACCACCTTTCCCTAAATAAACATGAAAGAAAGCAGTTATCTTCAAAGTAGAATTTGCCATTGTTGGAGTAAAACTTAAAGTTGCTTGTGTTATATCAGTAAAAGTTTGTGAACCAGTGTCAAATTGTGCTGTCCATGTTGCCTTTTGAAATTTAAGTATTTTACCACCTGCACCAGTAACTGTACCACTAAAGCCATAGGTATCTGCTAGGTTCATTGACTCAGCTTGAATTTTGCTTAATGCCATTCTATACTCCTATCCTATAACCACCGAAAGTTGTTCTTTGTAATGATTGTGAGTTCTGATTTATATTTGTAACTCCACTACTACTAATGTTTGCATAAACAAGTAACTCTATATAATCACCAGCACTAGAAAGATTTACTATTTGAGTGCCATGAATATTTCCATACTTTCGATTTCCAGCATAACCAGATTCTGTAAAAACTATTTGTTGAATAACACTTCCATTTTTTCTTAAATAACTTTGCATATCATCTGGATTTTGAGTGGATTGAAAAAACATTTGATAATAAAAACTATAAATTCCAGCAGTTGCTGATGTAACTGTAAATTTATTGCTTGCAAAACCACCACCTTTATTAATTTGTCTGCCTGAGTTTGATCCATCTGCAATTACATCCCAAGTGATTACAGTTGCTGTGTCATCAGCCACTTCTTGATCTGCACTTTTTGTCACATGGAAACAAGTCGTACTATTCCTTCCAGTTCCACCATTAGCTACTGGCAATACACCAGTAACTTTGCTAGTTAAATCTACTGCATTATTTGCTAGTTTAGCTGTTGTTACAGAAGCATCTGGTGTTACAGTTGTTTGCAAAGCCTTACCTAAAAAGACAACATAAAAAGCATCTGAAGAAGCCACGTTGCCTGTCATAGACAAAGCTGTTCCAGAAGCTGTGTAAGCCTTCCCATTACCTGGCTCTTGTCTTACATTATTTACAAAAACTTCTATTTCGTTTTCATTAGCTACGGCATGACTTAACGTATAGTTTCCACCACCATTGCCAGATATAGTTTGTTTGGCAAATGATGTGAAATTAACATTAGGTGCGTTTCCTATAAATGGCATGGGTTACTCCTAAGCACTAATGTTTTCAACGTAACTAACGATTACATCTAATGAGTTTGCCGTATCGCTTATAAAATAAAGTCTATCTCCTGCAAGAAGGTTTATTTTTTCTCCATGTGAATAAGCTGATCCACTTGGTATTGTCATGTTTTTAACAATGTAAAAATCGTTTGTATTTTTAATATAAGCAGAGATTATTATAGCATTAGCAGATACGTTAGCCATGTTCATTCCGATAACGGCATGAAACCCACTAGGAAAGTTTGATCCATCAGGGATATCTGTAGCACCAGTCCCTATGTTCCTCATCTTAATTTGTTTAAAATTTTGTGCCATATTCTACTCCTATAAAGCTATAGCCATTGCTACTGCAAATCCGTTGCTTGCGAATGATGATGTATCGGTTGCTTCTACTGTGTTCCAAGCACTTCCAGTATAAAATTTAAGTACATTAGCACTGCTATTAAAATATAAATCCCCAGCCGTAACAGTTCCACCAGTAGGGTTACTTGATGCTGATCCGTGATAGATATTAGAAAACTCTGTCTTAGACAAAGCAGCTTGAGTTGCCCAATATTTTGCTGAATATAATCCACCAGACACAGCCGTTGATGTCGTAAATCCTGAACCACCACCTAATGCCCATTGTTTAGCTGACCCAGCAGATATAGCGTTTCCACTTATCGCATATGATTTAGCTGAGTGTTCTGATCCATCTACTGCATCGGCTTCAACTGCCCAGGACTTTGCACTTCCCGATCCCGATGTGTCCGTTACACCATCTCCACCTAACGCCCATGCTTTAGCTGAATATTTACCAGATGCGACTGCTCCGTTTACTTTATTTGCATAATTTTCTGCTAATGTAGCGTTTGCACTTGCCCCTGATACTGCACTAGATATTCCCGCAACAGTAGAAACTGCACTAGAAATACCAGCTACTGTAGCAACATTACTACTAATGCCAGCAACCGATGTGACGTTAGCTGATATGCCTGCGACTGTACTAACGTTAGCACTAATTCCTGCAACAGTTGTTATGTGACCTGAAAGATTAGCAACAGTTCCCGTATCAGCAACACTCCCACCAATTTCAGCAGAACCATTTGATGCGTTAAAAGCCAAATATTTACCTCTTCGAGTTATATTAGAAGGTAAAGTTATTCCAGATAAACTATCTGTGGTTGGCATTTTTAATGATCTAGCCGTATTAGTTTCAATCTGTTGCATCACGGCATAAACCTTATCTAATTCAGTATTCAAACTAGATATGTTAAATGGTCCCGATGTAGCAAAATCACTTGTTCTAGAAACTGGGATATCTCTTGTAATAGTAACAGTAGAGCTAGTGTAAACGGCTCCTAATGTAATGTATCCTCCAGAAAACCCATCATCAACAACTGTTCCTGACACGGCAAAGTGACTTGATCCACTTCCACGACTAATAACTGTATCAGCTCCAGCACTATTCGTAATCGTTACGTCTATGTCATCAAGAGCAAAAAAAGGAAAATCAATAGGGAATTGTGTACTGTTAGCAGTATTGCCTCCAGAACCTATACTGTGTTGAATTCGTGCATCATTGTCCGCAATAGAAATAGTAGCCATAATATACCTTTACTCATATTGCACCTTCTTGTTAATTCACATCACTTTGCCGCCATTATTTCGTCCCAGATTGGATCAAGGTATGGCAAGTTACCAGTAGGGGTTATAAACCTTGCACTCCTTAAAGTTTTGTCGTCAGCTTCGCCAGTTATTAAATCAGTAACCACACCACTTGCAGTTGTAATATTACTTGCTGCAGGACCAAATAGTGAACCCATTTTAGCACCAAATGGTAAATAGCCTTGTTTTTTGCCCATCATTGGTCGCATACCTAATCGATAATCAGATAATTTTTCTAAGCTGTTATTCACATCAGTAAACCAACCAAGTATTCCACTTCGATCAATAGCATCAGTTAATAATTCAGGATAACTTTGTTCTTTATCTATTCCATATTGAACTTTTTTGGCTTCATTTACTATTGAAGCTAGACCAACAAGAACAAAAGCACCTTGCCAAAAAGCACTATCTTTTTCTTGTAACCCAGAGGTAAGCAGTCTTACTGTAGCTCCTTGACCATAACCTTTAAATTGAGTAATTAAAGATCCAAATTCAGTTGAAGTCCATAAAGCTCTATCTCCCGCACCTGGAGTTATAATGGTTCTATCTACAGATTGATTTAAAGCATTACGAAATTTAGTGATTTGTTTATTGCTATTCCACAAAGACGTGTTTGGTAGCCATTCTCCATCAACCTTTTCGCCATGTTGTTTTATTAAAGATTGCATTTCAGCATGGTCAAATTCATCAATACCATTAGATAATAATTTACGTCTTTCAGTTTTACTTAACGTTGACCAATTAGACATAATAGCACTTGTCATTCTTAAGCTTATTATATTGCCAGTAAATTCTTTTATAGTTTGGTTCCAATAATTTAAACCATTC